CAGTAGATAAGATACTGTCTGAAGCTGAAGATGCGGTAAGTTTTCTTAACACACCTAACCGTTGGCAGGAATACTTGATACGCCGTGGGCAATACTTCGGTGAGCTTGAACGTCTTGTTCGCCGTGAGTACAAGATAGATTTGATTGACACCCTTAACGCTGGTAAGTTAAAAGACTTAATGAATGATGCATCTTCCGTTAGACCAAAGGATGCACCAAGTTTTACTGCACTTGTAGATGAGGCTGTAACTAAAGCACTTGACGTTACATACGCTAAGCAACCTGAGATACCTGTATTTCGCAGTGTGTCCCAGTTTATTGTACGCAATGGCTTAACTGTAGCGATACCGTTTCCACGGTTTATGTTCAACAGCATGGAGCTTATGGGTCAGTACGCAGGTGGTGCATCTATACCACTCACACGTAAGATGTCTAGCTTAGTAACTGGTGGACGGGTAGGTGGTGGCCCACTTACCTCCAAGGACAGACAACGTATCACACGTAACATGATGGGTATGGCTGCAGTAGGTGCAGCTTACTACATTCGTAGTGCAGATGATGCCCCTGCCGACTTTGAACAAATAGCTGTAGGTGAAGATGCACAGATGGATACTACCGCCGTGTATCCTATGGCTCAATTCTTGTACCTTGGTGAGATGACTAAGCGTAAGATTGCTGGTACGTTTGAAGAACGATTTGACATGCAAGAGTTTGTTGAACTGTTCACAGGCAGTAACTTCCGTACAGGTGTAGGTAACTCTGTTATAGAAGAGATTGCACAGATGGCAGACGCTACTGACTTGACTTCAGGTGAGGCATCTGGACGTGCCATAGGCAGAACGCTAGGTAACTGGTTAGGTACATGGGCTGTACCCTTGGGTCAGATCATTGATGCTGAACGTGCAACAGGTGTACGTGGCTCAGAGTTCAAGGACGTATCCACTGACCCTACCCTTAGCTTCACTGGTACACTAGGTAAAGAAGTTACACGTAGTCTCAAGCAGCGTGGTATTGGTGTGTCACCAGAAGAAGATGCCGCTGCACCACGTCAGGAGTATCCATTCTACTCTGAAGGTAAGGAACGTTTGTACCCTTGGATGAAGTTTGGTGGTCTTACCATTACGAATAAGCCAGACGAAGAAGGTGAGTACCTTAAACGACTAGGCTTTAATTGGAGAGACTTTGGAAGCCGTAGTAAAGTACCAAGTATCAAACGCTTTGAACAGAGTATGGTCAATGGTTTCATGCCTACTCTGGTTGATGTTGCACAGGATCAAGAGGTCCGATTGCGTAGTGAGTATCGCAGTGCGTCAGATAAAGTAAAAGAAACATTTACTGAAGAAGAGTTCGTTACCAATAAGCTACGCCCACTTGTGTCTGCTCAACTACGTAAGTTTAAAACTAAGATACGTGATGGTGCAATTGCACAAGGCGATGCCTATGCTAGAGCAATGACTAAGTATCGTAGAGTAGCGCCGGACTATCGTAGGTTAGCTACTACAGATTTTGTAGATAGGTACGGTAAATCACCCGACCCTATGGATGAAGGTGACTTGAACGTTTTAATAAAAATAGCTGAAGGATACAGAGAATCCTTTAGTCAATAAGAAAAGGGGGCCTTAACAGCCCCCTCTTTTTTGTCTATCGTTAACTTTGTTACACTATCGTGTATCCCCTGATCCGCCTATCGTACCTGCCTTCTTACGCATTGATAACTTCTTCTCATTCTGTGAAGCTATCATACCCAGTGTAAGGTTGAGGTCAGTAGCAAGTGCAGCACAGTACCATAGTACATCACCAATCTCACTGGCTATCTGTTCTCGCCAATCTTCTGGCCTACCTTCAGGCCCATCACGTATAAGCTTCTTGACTTTGTTTGCTACCTCACCTGCCTCACCTGCTAACCCTAGTGCGGGGTACAGGATACGATGTTCGTCAGGGTAGATTGCAGTCTGGGTTGCCATACGTTGGTATGCATTAAAATCTGACATGCTATACTTCTCCTTTAGGAACTGTGTTGCTTCTTGTTCTAAGCTCATGCTCTTTGACTCTCTTTAAATTGTCATAGAAGGCTCTGTCGAACCCCCTACTCCACTCACGATACTGCATTGTATCATCACTGAACGGGTTCTCCATACGTCCATGCTTAAAGCAATCGTACCCCATTTGATGTTGTACCCTTAGTGGGGCATCATACTTACCCAGCCCACGTTGTGCTCTTGACTTCTTGATCATGGGATAATCTCCTTATGCTACGTTAATGAGTTGCGCTTCTTTGTATGGTACGTGGTAGAACTGTTCCCCTTCATAGATGTTTCGTCCACTTGCTTCCTTTAGTTTATCGTCTGTAAGCTGCTTACTGTCAATGCACCATGCCTTAGACATGTCTTCACTGAATATATAAAACTTTAAATTATTTGTATGTTTAGATAGTAGTTTCTTTTTACGTTCAGGTATGCGTATCTCTGCCCAATTCGTAGGCCAAGCACCCTTCCATGCAGTCTTAACCTCTGCCTCACTGAAATGTTTCTCACCGTCTTTGCGAGTTACTAAGTCAGCATCAAAAGATTCCTCTGCATCTACTAGAGTGTGACCATCCATTGCTAAGTGTTGCAACAGTTTTTCTTTTGCTGCCGCATCGTACTTTGCATAGAGATTACGTGAGAAAGGTTTGCGATATACAGTCATGTTACTTCTCCTTCAAATGTTCTACTAGATCAGTGTATCCACCGATATGTTTACCCGCACCATCAAAGATTTGAGGGACGGTCTTTATCTGTGCCAGTTTCAGCAAGGATAATACCCACTTACTACTGGCACTGTCAACGGAGTACTCAACGTATGAGTACCCCTTACTTTTTAGTACAGCCTTTGCCGTATCGCAGAAGTTACACTGTGACCTGCCTATAACAACATACATCAGGTTAAGTCCACGATCTCACAAGCATCACCGCTACATGCTAACGTCTGCATAGCATTGGTGTTGTCCTCTATCTCGTAGTCAGATAGCTTACCCCAATCAATCTTGCTAGGCATACAGGACAGTAACATATTATAGTCTGACTTACCACACTCTTGATAGGGTGCCTGCTGATATGTATGGTCTGAGTGTGGCAAGAAAGACACACCTGACATCTCATCGAAGTGTTCGTATACAAATGCGCCCACTGCCATCCACTCACTGTCCAATACAGTGCAGGTAATACTTGGCTTGTGTTCACACCAGTGTCGTTGATACGCAAGCCATGTCTCTAGCTGTTCGATTGCGGTAAGGTCATTACGTGTGACTGACTTAGGTGGTGACTTCACAGGGAAGCTGAACACTGTAGTAGTGTCACCCTTCATCACACATGGTGAGTTAGGTACGCCTTGATCCTTCATAAACTGTGTCAAGCTATCCTTGTTGTCACCCCTTACGGTACGTATGTAATAGTCACTGTGTCTGGCGTGTATCCCAGAGGCACTGTCAACCAGTTGTGATACGGTGCCGGAAGGTTTAACGCAAGTAATAGCAGTACTACGAGGGATGCCAAGCTTATCAGCCCAGATAGAGTTAGTAGCCACAGCAATTTGACGAAGGTGCTCAAGTGTATTTTCTAGTCCCTTGTTCTTAGATGTAGTCAATGGGTTGTCCATGATGCCTGTAAGTGACACACCTAACAACCGTTCTTCCTCTGTGTTCTTTGTCCATATCTTACGTAGGTAAGGAAACCGGATCATGGTAGATTGTATTGTACCTAAGATCGTAGCCAGCTTAACTTTCTCTGATAGACTTTCCAATGTATCGGTTGATCGTACAACACACTCTGTTAAGTTACAGAACTGATATGGACGTAAAATTATTTCGCTGCAAGGATTTGTGCCAAACTCAAAGTTGGGGTCACGCCGACTATACTTAGCTGCCTGTTTCTTGGATGCCTCACGGTTGAAGATGCCACGTTCACCCGACTTAGACTCAACCAATGATAGCCACTCACGCATGAATGTTTCCATGTCTGGCTTCTCAGTATACGACACAGAGTTATTTGATAGCGCCCTGTGTGGTGCATTGTCCCACCACTGACCTGACTTAGCGTGACGCATACGATCATCACTAAGATTACTCAATGATATCATAGCACTACGGCGTACACCACCTACTACAACTACCTGACCAATGAAGCACATAAGATCGTGACACTCAAGTGACGATAGCTTACGCCCTTGTGCAGCCTTGAATGTAGATACAGCAAAGTTAAACAACTCAATCAATGGTGCAGGACCAGATGCCCTACCACCAAACGTTTTAAGTCTTGCACCTGCAGGACGAATACGTGTAACGTCCCACTTAGGAATTTCACCAGCCCATAGGAGTGCAAGAACTTGACGGAACCCTTTAGCCCACCCTTCCTTACTGTCCTTAACGACAATGACAGACTCACTCTCGAAGAGTTGAGGCACATCTGGGAGCTTACTGATGAACTGTCGCTCAACACTGAACCCGACACCAGTGCCGCAGAGGAGGATGTACATAGCCTCATCGAAGGACTTAGGGTCATCTACGGGTAGGTAGCTACAGTTGTACCCTGCCGTGTTGTCACGGTCTAGGGCTGGTCCCGCTGTCATCATTGCTCTCATAGATGGCATAAGGTTAAGGCTAAGGATAGCATCCTCAATCTCTTTTGCAATTGCAATTGTGTCAATGTCCAGTGCTCTACGTACTACGTTATCCATGTAACGTCCTACTGTCTCAGGCCATGACTCTCTGCGTCCCTCACTCTCAAGCCACCTAGCATAGCGAGAGGTATGAATGAACGCTTGGTAATCGGTAGGTAAATAATTGTTCATGTGTATACTACTCCGTTAATATTTTAATTGATTTGATTGACATACCGTCAATGTCGTATATGTATTCCTGTAATGCATCTCGTACTTCATCGTCAAGCAATCCATCTACAGGCATTTGATACTCGTCTTCATCTATGTCAAGGGTTAAGAATACTTTAACTATCATCTTGTGCCTCAATGAGTCTGTTAAGATACCAATGTGCTTTCTTCAAGTCCTCTACACCATTCTTATATTTGTATCGCCACAAATACTTTAGGATGTTTCCTTGTAGGTAACTCTCGAAACCCTCTGAACCTGTTGCTGCACGAATGGCATCTACACATTCAATGCCTGCAAAGTTGTAGTGTGCAGGTGAGTTCACCATGTCTGGCTCAAGCTCTTTCATATTACGTACCCTCCCTAGTGAAACTTAACATTGATTACGTTGTCATCAACGGTTACGACTTTCTTTTCTGCCGTTACCTCTACATCTTTTAGTTCTTCCTGTATATTGGAAACGATGTCAGCCAATACCTGTCGAAAATCATCGTCTTCCTCCATTGCAGGTATAGATGCACATACCATCTCTGTCAAGTGCATTAGTTGGAAATGATCATAGTCACTCATGTTATTGTCATCTGTAGTTACAGTGCCTACCATCAACTCTCCTGTCCACTCACCCTTCTTATCTAAGAATGGAGACAACCGGATGATGTAGTCGTTAGGATCGAAGTCAATATAAACTTTATCTTCTGCCATGTGTAAGCTATCTCCTCTTTACTTTTTTATATGGGCAGTGGATCAATGCAGGATGCATGTCCTTACCCTTCTCGTATAACCAATCCTCTGGAATGATCCGGTCATGGTACTGTATATCATGCTTGTCACACCATTGTCCATAGGTACTTTTGGCACCCTTACTTAATTTTTTTCTGCTGCTCGTAAACACAAACCTTATGTCAAGCTTAGGATGTTGAGCCTTGACTGCTAAGTGTTTGCGTCTATCGTCAGCTGAGAATAATCCTTTAGTTTCAATGATGATCCCATTACCTAACACAAAGTCTGGTGTGTAGGTGCGGTACATGAGGTCTTCCCATTCGATCTTAACCTCTTCATACTTGAACTTGATACTTCGTTCAACGAGGTAATCTTTTGTTCTGACCTCAAGCCCACTCCTAAACCCATGCTTCATGGCGGCAGAGAACTGCTTGCCATTCACTTTATATACGCCACGATTGGCAGTGTCCTTGCTTGTGACACCTTAGATGGTAGCTCCTCTATGTCGAAGCAAGAGAACCTGAAGTCACAGAACTTGCAGTTGTCATTGAGTACCACATTACCTGATGGCTTACCTCTGAATGTCTCAGGTACTGGTGCAAAGCAACGCTCGAACTTATTGTCATTCACAGTCTCTACTGTCTTCTCAAGCTTAGCTATCTGTTCATCTAACACAAGGCCATCGGCAGGTACATACTTGATGTTACCGTTAGCCTTGTTGACTACCCACCAGCCACCTACCTTCTTGCCTGACGCCTTAGCATAACCTGCCAGTTGTCCAACGTAACCGAATGGGTCACTCTTCTGTAGTGTGTCGTATGACTCAAACTTATTGCGGTATGACCAATCGGATGCAGACTTAACGTCATCCATTGCACCATCCACAACAATATCATATGACCCCTTGATCGTAGCTCCACCAAGTTCAAGTGTTACGAAGTTATCTTTGTCTTCATATGGGTATCCAGCCTCCTTAATAATTCCTTTGAACGCAGCCTCTACGATATCACCTAGAAGCATGTTCATTACAAACGTGGTTGGTTTGGGCAACGCTTCCTCTGGCTTGTTCTTAGCAAACCAAAGCTGACAAGTAGGCTTACCAATGTTAGACATTCGTAAACGAAACTCGTCACGCCCTTTGCCCCCACCAAACTGGCGTCTCATAGCATCCATTACATCTGTACCAATCTGTGTGATTGTCTCTTCGGACATAGTTGATTTACCAGATGTAGCATCTTCAAGATACTGATTGATCGCCAGTTCAGCAGGATGGTTCATTAGACAAAATCCTCTAGGTCAATGTCTACGAACGCTTCTACCGTGTCAGTGTCCACATCTTCATTCTTGTGCATGTTCTCACTCCATGTATTGAGAATGTATACATTGTAGTTCTCAATCCATGCCATGAAGTTAGCGAATGTTTCTTGTGACTCATTGTCCATGTCCAAGGTAGTACCCAAGTCGATGTCAGCTACAGGAATGTAGAAGCTGCTACCGTTTGGTAGTGGTACTTCCTTAGTGGTAGAAGTAATGTAGTGCTGCGGAGGTAGTCGGCGCATCTTGGTAAGCTTAGTAAACATCTCACCCATAGTCTTGAATGCGTCACGGTTATCAATCTCCCAGATGAATGGCGTAGTGTCTACGTCAATAGGATTACCATTCTCATCTGTAGGGTTGACCATCTCTACTGTACCGAACAATGCACGAACACGTTTGATAGACTTGATAAGGTCTTTCATTGTGTCTGGAAGTGCAGCCCAATCCTTGATGAACCCCGCTGGCTTACCACAGTTAAAGCCACCATCGTTATCCTTCATGTCATTGTTAAGATCGTTAGCCATGACGGACTTTACGAAGCGGTTAGCTGTGTTGTCGTTACCCTTGATAAACTTCTTGTACATAAAACGCTGCAAGAAAGGGCGGATGGATACTGATTCGGCATACACTGTAGGCCCATCAGGTATCTCTAGTTTGTACGCACCACCACCAATGACCTCTACGTTCTTCATCTTACCATTGATCTCCTGTTGACCCATGATAGGAGTGTGATGAATACGTAGACGTGCAAGGGTACTTGCCTTGCTTGATGTCTTAGGTGCATCAGCAGCCATGCCCATTGCTAAGGACATTGCTGAGAAGTTATTGGTGTCGATTGTTGTAACTTGGTTCATGTGTAAGTCTCCTGTTTTTGATTAGTCGAAAGATAGTTATATCATGCTACGTCTTTTGTGTCAAGCCAGTTAGGACCAATCTTTGCCTCTAATAGTAGAGGGATATTGAAATCTAAACTCCACTTCTTATTGATGATAGGTATGAGCCTGTCGTTAGCTGCCTTGATAATCTGTAATACTTTATCCTCTTCATCTGGATGTACATCAATCACAAGTGAATCATGTACAGTGTTTACTACACAACTGCGTAGCTTGTTTGCTGTCAGTAGCTTATCAATGTATATCAGAGATATGGGTACAATGTCAGCCGTTGCGAACGATTGGACAGGATAATTTTTAATCTGTGTGAAAAATGTAACACCTCCAAACCTACGCCGTTGTACATCAGGGAATGAGAACTCACGCCCAGATGGTGTAGTTATCTTACTGGTACTCAATGCTTCCTTGGCTAGTTCTGCGTGCCACTTGGCAATGCCTGAGTACTTCTTGGTGAACTGCTTGTAATACGCAGCTTCTGCCTCTGACCTACCAAACCCACTGGCACCATACAACGGGGCGAATGTGTGTGGCTTAGCTTCTTGACGTGACGTAGGCTGACCTGCATCTGATATAACTTGTGCAGTGTAGGCATGTACGTCAAAGCCTGTGGTCACTTCGTCAATGGCTGTCATGTCTTGTGATAAGAATGCAGCTACACGAAATTCTAGCTGAGCAAAGTCAGCCTCCATAATTTTACCGCCGTACCAACGTGATATGAATACCTTCTTAACAGGGAACGTACCACCACGTGGCATGTTCTGCATGTTAGGATCGGCACCCGACAACCTGCCTGTACCAGTGCGGTGTTGCAGCAGACGTACATGTAGCTTACCGTCAGTCTTAACGTGCGTTGCTATGCCCTCTACGAAGCTGCTAAGGTATGTCTCTACCGCCGACAACCTACGTACATTCTGTAGGAATGTCTCAGCTACCTTCATACCCTTGGATCGTGCAATGCCTTCAAGGAATACAAGGTTCTCTTTACCTGTACCGAAGCCATTGGCACTGATCCACTTAGAGTTAGGTGGCATGAATTTTAACCCAGCAGCGTCATTATGAACGTCACTAAAAGTATATCCTGAACCAGTGCAATTACTACATTTATTACTTCTAGCATATGGTGTCCCATCCTTCTTCTCTTTCCACACCTGACCACTACCATTACATGGGCGGCATTGGTGTGCCTTCTGCTTGTATAACTTCTCGCTGTACGCCTTGACGTTACGTCTGTACTCTGTGTCTGCCATACGTTCATCGAACAAGTCTGCCCACAACTTCTTATCGTGTGGCTTACGGCTATAGATAACCCATGACAATTGCTCTGGGCTGTTGAGGTTGATAGGTCTGTCACCCATAAGGTCACGGGCCTGTTCTTCTAGTGCAATCATAAGTACGTTACGTTCTTGCTCGAACTCATCACGTACCTCCATCAATGCATCCATGTCTACTTGAAACCCACGCTGATAGATACGTGCTAAGTGTATGCATAGCTGATTGGTCAACTGTATCGTTGGTATCAGTGACTTGCATCCCTCGTATGATGTCTGCAAAACATTGTATAGTTGTTGAGTAGCGTGGAGATCGTGTGATAGATACTCCGATAGTTCAGCGTGAGGTATATCACGTGTGGAATATCCATTCTTCCAGTACTCCTTCATTGTGTCTTGTTTCTTTGTGTCCAATTCATATCGTTCTGCACATGCCTCAAGAGACAGTGGTTGTTTCTGTCCACGTTGTAGTACGTACTCACCAAGCATAGTGTCAAACACTGCACCGTCATAGGTGAAGCCTGACTCCCACAACCATAGTAGGTCATGCGGTGCGTTGTGTGCTACAAGTAGATGGGCAGCATCGAGTGCGTCTTGTACTATACGCCGCCCATCTGTGGTAGGTTGTTGCTCTGCGTGATCAAACGTTACAATTGTTTCATTCATGTGATCATCTAGCATACCTACCATAACCAATGTATTCTCTGGCTCGAATGGATCAAGGTGTAACTTACCATTCCGTTTGACCGTTGTGTTTTCTACGTCTAGGGTTAGTATCATTGCGTCTCCTATACTGCTATGTCATCTTGCCAGTGGTTCCAATCATCGAATATATCAACATTGTACGTTTCGTCAAGGTCTTTCTGAAACTTTTTATCATTGCCTACCATAGCGATTGCATCTATTGCCTCTCTGAATGAGACATCATGTTCCTTCATGGCATCTATTAACATGCCTACACCTCTGTTGTTTTGATCAGTCATCATTCCTCCTGCATACAAAAATCGCACCATATATTTTTGGTAGCGTTACCGCAACTGACACACTTTCGCCAGCCATTAACTTTGTTACGTTCCAATGCACGTTTACGTTCCTCTGGTGTCATGGGTTTTATGGTACTCTTCATCTGACTTCATACCTTTCTTTAGTAACTTAACAAAACCGTACTCGAATACTTTAGCGTATACTTCTGGGTTCATGTCAAGTGATACATGGGCTGACCCATCCTCATGCTCAGTAATTTCTACTACCTTGATTGCGTCACTCATCTGTTAAAGCCTCCCATGATACAGGAAATAAGTGTATCATTCTACCAGCAATAATGTCTGCAACTAACCGTGTCTCTGCCTGTGTGTCAGGCTTACACCGTAGGTTACACATATCAGCGAAGGCATCAAGGCTACCTGACCAGTACCACTCAGTCATGGTAGACTGTGGCAGTATCATACGTGCTTGCTCTGGAGCTACCCCTGCCGCTATAAGCTTTCTATAGATAGATATAACGTATTCATCACACTCATGTACCTCGTTTAGTAGACTTAGATCAGGTACTATACTGTCCTTATACAACCCGTACTTTTCAGGTTCTTTTTCAAAGACATCCTTTATGTGTCGATAAGGGGGAGTTGTATACATTTTATCTAACTCTAATACACCTTCACTGCCCTGCTTCTTGTCAGCACTCTTACCACGCCATACATCAGGTTCGTAGAACTCAGGCTCATTGTCCACATACCTACGGCTGATCTCATTCCAACGTAGAAACTTGTGCTTGACCAACTGTCGTGCTACAAACACTGGTGCCTTGACATGGAAGGACGCAAAGGCATGACCGAATGGTGAGGTATGCTTGTGCTTGGCTAAGTAGTTGATTAGCTTGGTGTCCTTGTTATCTAGCGCAAGCCTGACGGTGTAGTCACCTACAGTTACATTATCAAGTACCTCTTTATGCTTAGCAAAACTTACACGTGCTGCATTTACTACCGACAGGTCACTACCCATGTGGTCTACGTATGTTACTTTAATCAAGTGTCACCTCCCTCAGTACTTCCATCGCCTGTTCTTCTGTTAACTTGAACCACTCACCGTTGTCTGGTTTGTTCCAAGGGTGGGCGGTCATTCGTGCTGCAACTAAGTGTGCCTTACGTTCCGCTGCATTCACATCGTCAAAGGGTACGTAGTGTATCAGCTTGTAGTCACGCATAGGTGAGCTTGTCTGGTAACTACGCAGCCTGTCTTCAGCATTGATTGCCTTACCTATCTTGACCCAACCATCCCAAGCGTTGTTGGTCATAGCATATACGTACCCTGCCTGCACTCCTTCTTCCGCCATCTCAGCGAAGGCAGCTATGTCTTCATATGTAATCATTGTATTGCTCCTTCAATCTCGCATACGTCTTCTTCCAATTCAGCGAAGGCATCCGATAACTCATTGTGTTTGTCTATCAACTCAACCATCCCAGCACCAAACCTTTCAATAGTTTTTCTCTGAACGTGCTGCTCCCAAAGTAGGACACCTACAGATATAAGTAACCCTAACTGTATTAAGTCATCTACAGATATTAACATACGTACCTCGCAATCTTGTATTCAAGGTCGGTGTGTACAATACCGTGCCATCCTGACAGTTTGTTCTTGACCACGTTGATGTGGCGTTGGTTATCTTCTTCCTCCTGTCCCTCTACCGTAGGGTTCTTAGAGATCATAATCATAAGGTCAGCTTCAGCTGCCTTACCTGTACGTGATCCCTCCATCATGGCTTGGTTGAGTACAACCTTACCCTCTGCTTCCGCAGATAACTGTGACATATAGAACACAGCACAATCTTGTTGCTTAGCAATCTGTCGTGCTTGTATAGCGTTAGCCTTCAGTGATTCATCAGGCCGTGAGAAGCCAGCCATACGTGAGAACTTGTCACCCATGTCAAGGATAACAATGTCAGGTTTGTATGACTTGCATACGGACTCAACCCAATTCATGTCACGTCCTGTGGCATCCTTGAACATGATGTTAGGTCTGATCTTAGCAAAGACTTCCATAGCCTTCTGACGATGCTTAACAATCTCGTGCTTATCCATCCCAGTTGCGGCAGTTATGTACCTGTGAGCGACACGGTGGTAGCCTTCCTCGTTACATAGTACAACTACCTTAGCACCTTGCCATGCAAACCCACCCGGCCCAGCCACAAGTGAGGCATGGAAGGATGTCTTGCCAGTGTTAGGCCGTGCGCCTACCTCAATCAAGTGACCAGCGTTGATGCCCTCAACCTTACGTGTCAACGTAGGGATGTTGAATGTCCACTGTGACTCAAGGTCAGTCATTGCAATGATGGTATCAAGGTCAATGTCTTCCCACTCAATACGTAGGTTAGGTGTGAAGTCATCTCCGTATTGCTCAAGCATCTGACGCAGTGGCTCAAGGCTAGTCTTGTCACCATTTACATAGTCGAAACCAAGGTTGGCAATGTCTTCACCTACTACCTGTTGGAACAGCTTAGACAGTACCTCCTGTGCAATGTCACTGCCCATTGGTGCTTCTTTACTTACTTGCAGGAACAGGTGGCTGTATGCCTGACGCTGTGCCGTAGTGAGGGTTGGGTTGTTAGCCATGAACAACGCCTCAATCTCCGCTGGTGTTACGGTACGTTCGTAACGATCC